TTAAGTCAGAGGATGTTGTTAAGAGAATGGGTGCAGTTTATGATGCACAAAATAGCCAGTTCAAAGGAATGCGTGACTTACAAGGATTTAGTCCAATAGCAGACCAAATGAACAAAAGTGTACTAGCACTACAAGGCGTTAACCAACAGTACAAAGTTATTAGTGAAAAATTTAAAGGTGACATGGATGCTTACAGTAAGTCATTAGTACCTGAACCTGAACCAGAAACTAAAACTGTAAAAGATACACAAATGTTAGTCGAGGACTTAGGTAAAACAACAAGACTTGGAATGAACAAAGTTGCTGAAGCGGCTATTGGAAGCATGGGAACAATCGTTGGCAAATTAAAAGATTTAGTTGACGGTGTTGAAATGAAACCAGAAGAGAAACAAGCCTTAACCGACTTTAAAGACAATGTTGTATTGGCAGGCGGTGCGGCAAGTGGGTTCGCAAAAGCGGCAAACAATGCATCTAAAACTTTAGGTCAAATGGCAGTTAAACACGCAGACGAATTTGCAACTGCATCTAAGACTGTGGCAAATTCACTTGTTGCAACAACTAAAGCCACTAAAACAGCAATAGACACTGCAACAAAAACTGCCGTTGCGGCATCGAAAACAACTGCTACTGTGGTAGGCGCAGGTGCTAAAGCAACAACAGAAGCAGTAAAAACAACGGCAAGTCTTGCAGGTTCGGGTACTAAAGCAGTTGCGGCAGGTAGTGGAAGTATTATTACTAAAGTGGCAAGCGGAATTCTTAAAAAGATACCAATATTGGGTGCGTTAGCATCTGGTGGTATTACAGCGGCAACTAGTGAGCAAGAGACCACTACAGGTAAAGCAATGGAAGGTGTTGGCTCAGCGGCTGGTAACTTTGCTGGTACTTTAGGTGGTGTAGCGGCAGGTGCCATGATAGGATCATTTGTTCCAATTGTTGGTACTGCTATTGGTGGTATTATTGGTGGTGTTTTAGGTAGTATAGGCGGAGATTCCGCTGGTAAGAAAATAGGCGGTTGGTTTGCAAATAAGTTTGGTTTTGAAGATGGAGGCATTATTAAACAGCCCACACTTTCAATGATCGGTGAAGGTGCTACTAATGAAGCAGTTGTTCCGTTACCGAATGGCAGAAATATACCAGTGGATATGGACATGGGACCTATAGTAAACCTTACTAAAAGTGTTGAAAAACTTATACAAATACAAGGCACAGGTTCAGATAATGCTGAATTACTTGTAGAATTAAAGAAAATGAACAGGCAAACTGGACACATAGTAAAACTTCAATCTTAACGGTTGCAATAAATACTACTATATGTTATAATAAAGCAATGAATTCGAAATATAGGACATAAAACAAATGAGTTGGAAAAAGTATTTTAAAGTAGTAGACACTAATAGCATGACAGGCTCTACGACTATGCCAAGAGATTCTCAGGCTGACGTGGGCTTCAAGAACTATCAAAGTCATCTACCAGAAGTTTATACAGGACATCCAAACCGTGTTGAACGATATACTCAATATGAAACTATGGATAGCGACAGTGAGATTAATGCGGCACTAGATATCCTAGCAGAATTCAGTACACAAACAAATATTGAAAATAAAACACCGTTCGATATATTCTTTAAAGAACAACCAAGTGACTCTGAAGTAAAAGTACTTAAAGAAGCACTACATAGTTGGGTAAGTTTAAACGATTTTGATAAACGAATATTTAAAATGTTTCGTAATACATTAAAGTATGGTGATCAAATATTTGTTAGAGATCCAGAAACATTTCAATGGCATTGGGTAGACAATGCAGACATTGTTAAAGTTATTGTAAACGAAAGCAAAGGTAAAGAACCTGAGCAGTACGTTTTAAAAAATATTAATCCTAATTTTGAAAACCTAACAGTAACACAACCTCAACATGGTGACATGAAGTCGGGTGGAACTATGGGAAGTCAAGGAGGCGTTGCCGCCAATCAAGGCCAGGGTAACATTTATAATTTAAATTCTGCTACAAACAATTCTAGATTTAGTAACTCAACAAACGAAATGGCAATTGATGCCAGTCATGTTGTGCATATTAGTTTAACTGAAGGATTAGATCCTAATTGGCCCTTTGGTCTCAGTGTTTTAGAAAGTGTATTTAAAGTATACAAACAAAAAGAATTATTAGAAGACGCTATTATTATTTACAGGGTGCAACGTGCTCCTGAAAGACGTGTGTTCTATATTGACGTAGGTAATATGCCAGCACACATGGCAATGGGTTACGTTAACAGAGTTAAAAACGAAATACACCAAAGACGTATTCCAACACAAAGTGGTGGCGGCGGAAGTATGATGGATGCAACATATAATCCATTGAGTATTAACGAAGATTATTTCTTTCCACAAACTGCTGAAGGTAGAGGATCTAAAGTTGAAACATTACCGGGTGGTACAAACTTAGGTGAAATTGATGACTTGAAATACTTTACTAACAAGTTGTTTAGAGGATTAAGAATTCCAAGTAGTTATTTGCCAACAGGTGCAGAGGACGGAAGTTCGGTTGCAAGTGATGGTAGAGTAGGAACTGCATTAATCCAAGAATACAGATTCAATCAATATTGTAAACGTTTACAAAACACAGTGGCAACATCATTTGACCATGAGTTCAAAATGTTTTTAAACTGGAAAGGTTTTAATATTGATAGTAGTATGTTTGATTTGCGTTTGAATGAACCTCAAAACTTTGCGGCTTACAGACAAGCAGAATTAGACAACCAACGTGCTTCATTGTTTACAAGTTTATCACAAACACCTTATTTGAGCAAACGATTCATGCTTAAACGTTTCTTAGGTATTAGCGAAGAAGAACTTGCAGAGAATGATAAACTTTGGGCAGAGGAAAACGGAAAAACACAAGCACAACAAACAGTTGGACAAGATTTACGAAGTGTCGGAGTTACACCAGGTGGATTAAACACAGACTTAGACGCTGATGCAGAAGCAGAAGCAGGAGTAGGTGGTGACGAAGTTGATGTAGCAGATGACTTAGGCGGAGACCCTAACGCAGATATCGACTTATAAGGAGAACAGGAATGATAGAAAATATCTTCCCTACACCTTTATGGTGCAGTTTTGCTAAAGACGAAAATTTAAAAAACATACAACACGAAATTGGTATTGTTGTACAAGACACTGGTACAGAATACAATCTAGATTGGGGTAAGACCCATAAAATATCTAAACTCTCAGACGATATAATAAAGAACTATAACTTAACTAACTTTAACTTATTTTTAAATGAGAATTTAAATGAGTTTTCAGAGCAGTTAGGCTATACACATAGCAATGACTATCGAATGGAATCATGGATATCGTTATTTGAACATAACGATTATGGTCATGTTCATGACCACGGTAACGCAGACATATCAGGCGTATATTATTTTCAAACAAATCAAAAAGACGGGAACATAGTTTTCGAGAATCCTACAGTACAAGTGGCTATGTCTACTTGTGTAACAACGGGTTCTTGGCAACATAAACCTGTTGTAGGTAAACTGCTTTTATTCCCCGGATACTTAAAACATGGTATAATGCGGAACGAATCTCATGATACAAGGGTTAGTTTATCATTTAATATATTTTTTAATAAATAACATTATAATATAAAGGTAAATAGTATTATGGACTTGAATGATTTATTTGAAAAAAACCGCTACTCTGTAGAGGACGATAAAAGTGTACTAATAATTGGTGACACTCGAAAAGTCAAGTTGACATTAGAGCAAATCAACAAACTTCGACGTATTAAAGAAGCGAAAAAGTTTGAACAGTATGAGAAACTACAGAAAGTACAAGCCCAGTATGGTGCTGAATCCAGTGACGACGGCGGATTATAAGTCCTAAAAAGAGAAAGTATTTTGGCTTATCTAAAAAATAATCCTAAAAAGTACTAATATTTCACCTTTTAGACCCCTTTTTCCGACCTTTATAGTAAATAATATTACCGATAACTATCCTAATAGGAGTATGAATATGAGCGATAAATGGAAACAACTAGTTGATTTAATAGTCAACGAAGATGAGCAAAAAGCAAGTGATTTGTTTCACGAAATCGTAATTGAGAATTCACGTGAGATTTATGAAAATCTTATTTCTCAAGATGATTTAGATGAAGTAGTATCACAAGACGAAGTGAAAGACTTTGAGCAAGACATTAAAGCAGACGAAGAAGGTATTTCTGAGGAGCCTGAAGGCGATTTAGAAGGTGCTAGTGATGAATTAGAAGCAGAAATGGATATGGAGCCTGAGGCACCAGCAGACATGGAAGCATCTGATGAAGAAGAGCTAGAAGACCGTGTTGTAGATTTAGAAGACAACATTGCTGAACTTCAAAAGGAATTTGAAGAGCTATTATCAAAAGAAGATGGTGATGATTCAGAAGCAGACGATGGTGAAGAAATGGAAGCACCTGCAGAACCAGAAATGGAAGAAGCAGTAGCAACTGAAGAAGACGCTGTTGTAGAAACTGATGAAACAGAGATTGACGAAGCAACTGAAGACGAAGTAGTTGAAGAATCAAAACTTGAAAAAGCACCAGATGCCGATAAGGCTGACCATGCTGATAACAAAGCATCACCTGTTGCAAAACAGCAAAAAGGTGGTATGAAAGTATCAAAAGGAACCGACGCAAGTAAGCCGGCACCTAAAGCACAAGACATGGGCGGTACTACTAAACCGGACCTAAAGAAAGTATAATAACTTTTAAAGGAAAAAATATACGATGAGCTCAATGTATTTAAAAGAGAACTTAACATATGACCAAGCAAAGATGGTCACAGAAAGTGCGAATGACGGCAAGGATTTATACCTTAAAGGAATTTGTATTCAAGGTGGTGTGAAAAATCACAACCAAAGACTTTACCCTGTGGACCAAATTACTTCGGCGGTTACTACGTTAAATGATCAAATTACAAAAGGCGACTCTGTATTAGGAGAAGTAGATCATCCAGACGATTTAAAAATTAACCTAGATCGAGTATGCCACATGATTACAGAAATGTGGATGGATGGTCCAAATGGTTATGGTAAACTAAAAATTCTCCCAACACCGATGGGTCAACTAGTACGAACAATGCTAGAAAGCGGTGTCAAATTGGGAGTTTCAAGTCGCGGAAGCGGCGAAGTCAATGATGCTAACGGTGAAGTTAGTGGTTTCGAAATCGTCACAGTAGACGTAGTTGCACAACCGAGTGCACCAAATGCCTACCCAACTGCAATTTACGAAGGTTTAATGAACATGAAACATGGACATAAAATTTTAGGATTAGCGGCAGAGGCTAAAGAAGATACTCGTGTGCAAAAATTTTTAAAAGATGAGGTTATAAACCTTATCAATGAACTTAAATTAAGGAGTTGACCAAATGTTTGACGCACTCAAACCATTGCTTGATAGCGGTATAGTCAACGAGGAAACTAAGACTGAAATTCAGGAAGCATGGGAAACCAAGTTAACTGAAACTAGGGAAGAGATCCGCGGTGAGTTACGAGAAGAATTTTCTCGTCGTTATGAGCATGACAAAACTACTATGGTTGAGAGTCTTGACAAGATGGTAAATGAAAACTTAACTAAGGAACTTGAGAATATCGTTTCAGAACGCAAAGCACTAGAAGAAGATCGTGTAAGATATAACGTTAGAATGTCTGAACAGACTGATAAAGTTAAATCATTCATGATTGGTAAACTAGGTGCTGAATTAAGCGAACTAAACGACGATCGTAAAGTTCAAGCAGAAACTCTTGATAAGTTACAAAAGTTTGTTGTAAAAGCACTAGCAGAAGAGATTGCTGAATTCCATAAGGATAAAGAAGCAGTTGTAGAAACTAGAGTTAAACTTGTTGCAGAAGGCAAGAAACAACTTTCAAAACTTAAAGAGACTTTCATTGAACGTTCAAGTAAATTAGTGAAGGATTCAGTCGTTAAGAATCTTAACACCGAGTTAACTCAATTAAAAGAAGATATTGACACTGCACGTCAAAATAACTTCGGACGCAAATTGTTTGAAACATTTGCTAGTGAGTTTGCAACATCACATTTGAATGAAAATTCAGAGATTAAAGATTTGCAAACAGCAGTAGCAAACGTAACTAAACAACTTGATGAATCGAAAAAAGTTGCAGTTGAGAAATCTACTTTAGTTGAAAGCAAAGAAGCAGAAATTCGTAGAATCAATGATCGCATTGTCCGTGATCAACAGTTAAACGAAATGATGGCACCTTTAAGCAAAAATCAGAAAACGGTAATGCAAGACTTACTTGAAAATGTCGTAACTGATAAACTTACAGGTACATTTAATAAGTACTTGCCAGCAGTTCTTAAAAACGAAGTTAAAGCAGAGACAAAATCTCATGCTATAATGGAGTCGAAAGAAGTAACTGGTAATAAAAAAGAATCCGTGAACGCAGAAGATGAGGGCAATATCATTGAAATTAAGCGTCTGGCGGGACTAAACTAAAAACAATTAGGAGACTATAAAAATGTCTGATATTTTAGCAGAAGGTCGTTGGGACAATACTAAAGAAGCCCTTTTAGATGGTTTACAAGGTACTCGTCGCAAGACAATGTCTACAATACTTGAAAATACTAAACGCCACCTTTCAGAGGCGGCAACTAGTGGCGCGACAGCGGCAGGTGGTGTAGCACAATTAAACAAAGTAATTTTACCCGTAATTAGACGTGTAATGCCAACAGTGATTGCAAATGAAATCGTTGGTGTACAACCTATGACTGGTCCAATTGCACAAATCCACACTTTAAGAGTTAAATATAACTCTGCAAACACTATTAATAGTGCCAACGGTGCGGCAATTCAAGCAACTACTAATGACGGTACTAACCTAGCCGCTAACGATGAGGCTCTAGGGCCAAAAGACATCGCGGCTGGTTATTCAGGTACTGAATCGGCGGCAGGTGCAAAAGCGGCTGGTACAACAGCGGCTGGATACTTAGAAGGTGTTCCAGGTAATACTCTTTCAATCGAAATTCTACGTCAAACTGTAGAAGCTCGTACTAGAAGACTATCAGCTCGTTGGACTTTTGAAGCGGCTCAAGACGCTCAATCACAACAAGGTATTGATGTAGAAGCAGAAATCATGGCGGCATTAGCCCAAGAGATTACTGCAGAGATCGACCAAGAAGTTCTAAGTTCTTTAAGAACTTTAGCGGCGGCTGGTTCAACGGCTTTCGGTGCAAACACTGAAGCATATGACCAAGCGGCAGTTAGTGGTACAGCAACTTACGTTGGTGACGAACACGCGGCTTTGGCTGTGGCGATCAACAGAGTATCTAACAAAATCGCACAGAGAACAAGACGTGGCGCAGGTAACTGGGCTGTTGTTTCTCCAACTGCATTAACTATGCTACAAAGTGCATCTACTTCAGCGTTCGCAAGAACAACTGAAGGTACTTTTGAAGCACCAACAAATACTAAATTCGTTGGTACATTGAACTCAGCAATGAGAATCTATGTTGACAGTTATGCGGCTGATTCAGAAGCGGTATTAGTTGGTTACAAAGGTTCATCAGAAGCGGACGCGGCGGCATTTTATTGTCCTTACGTTCCACTAATGAGTTCAGGTGTAGTACTTGATCCAGCAACATTAGAGCCATTAGTTGGCTTTATGACACGTTACGGTTACAGCGAACTTTCACAAACTGCAAGTTCACTTGGAAACGCGGCGGATTACGTTGGTAGAGTAACTATTGCTAACCCAACATTTAGTTAATATACATATTATCCTTTTTGGATATTATTGTTAAC